AAAGCGAATATTGCAGTGGCTCGATTAGTGGATATGGAAATCTTACGATAAATACAATATATAGTATGCGAAAATATGTTCCTACAATATATTGTGGATAAACCTGTGGATACTGTGGATAACAAAAAAACCAACCCTTTCGGTTGGCTAATTACTTTCTTCTGTAAATGATTAAAAGAACAATTATGTAGAAGATAGATGTGATTATTAAACCTATTAAATAGAAATTGAACAAGTAAATAGGATCTGATAATGAATGATATACAATTTTTAAGATAAAGAAAATCGAAGGTAAAGAAGATAGAAGAAGTATGATGTCATATTTTTTCCAATTATGGAAGAATAGGAAAACAACAATAAAAATAAAAAAAGGAATCAAAAACAAAAACATACTCAAATTTATCAAACAACTCACTCCTGTTCCCCCACGATAACGATAATAGCATTTTCCTTTTTTAGAAGAATGAAATTATAAGGATAAAACAGGAAAATATTTCAAATAAAACTTTGAGAAGATTTGTAAACAGAAAAAAGCCGGATTCCTCCGACTTTAATTAATAATTCTGACACAATTATTATATCATAAATGGAGGAATCAATGGATGGTACTTTTCGATGTAAAGAAGTATGAGACACCAGAGGCAAAAGATGTGGATATGGATCGCACAAAACATAATGTTGGTGTTTTTCTTTCAGCATATCTGTCAGCTAGATGTAGAATAGGTCAACCTCGGGAGCCTAAAGTAACGGCATCTTACTCCTTGGTTCCACCTTCTACAGCAAATAATACATTTGAAGCAGAACGAATGGTGATTGAAAAAGAGGAAGCGCAAGAAGAATTTGAGTATTTGCATAAACTGTTCATTCGTGGTTATTCCGCGATTCAGCATCCGCATAAACCTGATGTAACGGAAAGACGAAAAAAGATATTCTATGATCGCTATATCAACGGTATGTCTATTTATGTAACTGCCCAAAGAAATAATACGAGCGAGGAATCTGTAAAAGCAGAATCAAACAAAATCATCATTCAATTTGCTTCTTCTCTAGAACTGGTTGCTTTTAAGTAGCCAGTTTTTACACTTTTTATACCCATTTACTACCCAAAAGCTTTCCTTTTTATACCTTTTTTATACCATTCAACTACCTAGCAAATGATTTATTATGATAGTGTCGAAAGATTAGGAAACAGGACATCGACAAAAACAATTTGAAGGGAGGAAATCTCCCTCATCGTTGTAATTAAGCTTCGATAGACAGCAGCAAATAAACTAAAGGATGTGGGGTTCAGCTCCTACAGATAGTTCATATGTTGCTGTCTATTAATTTATGTATGGGAGGATAAGCAGATGGATCAAGAAATCAAAGCAAATTTCAAAATAGACCTGACTGAACTAAAAGAACTGCTCAACAAGGCTAGCGACCAAGTTGAACAGTTACAAGAAACTTTAGATGAAATCGCTAATTTTAAAATCCAAGTTTCTTAGCAGTATATTTTTTTGCAGCTTCACCCATAAAATCAGCCCAAGTATCAAAATTTGAGTTAGCAGATACGAATGCATCCATTTGATCATCAGGAATAGCGGCGAATGCTTCCTCAGAGCTGTAGTCAAATCCGCTAGCTTCAAAGAATTCATCAATAGAATTGAATTTGGTATTAGCTGAAACAAAATCATTTGTAAATAACTCAGACATTGGAACACTATGTTCTCCATCCATTTCCTTAGCAGCTTTTGCCATTTGGTCAAGTTTTTTACTTAGATTTTCAAACCCGTTACTCATATAATACATCTCCTTTAATTTATTTCAGCGGACCACTCGCTGATAATTAAAATTATACACTATGTATACTTATTCACAATATGATGATGTCGATGTGTCGGAAAGGCTAGACGCTATGGATGAATCCTATTGCTACAACTTTGTTTAGTTCTTTAAAGCTTGATTTCTTGCAGTGATTTTAGCAACTATTGTGGGTTTAGAGGAGAGCCAGAATTCAAGACTAATTAGGTTATTAGTATATAGAGATGCCTTTTATATGAGTGAATATTTTGATGTTTGAGAACGTCACACAGATCTAAATTTGTATTGTATAATTAATAAATAAGGAGGTGAATAAAATGAAAAAATTAATCTTAACAAAAATTAAAAATGGGGAAGATGTTACAAAGGAAGCTTTGGGGTTAAGTCCAGAGGAATATGATGTTATCCTTGGTAAATTATACAACAGAGGGTATATTACTAAGCCAACAAGTGCCTCGGGTGTTTATATTAGCCTAGCAGGATGTGCCATAACAGAAGAAGGATTACATTACGTTAATCAACATTAAGCACTACCTTAAAGACTTCTAATATGAAGTCTTTTATTATTTTGATTCAATCATTCAAAAACAAAAGTTCTAAATATTCACAGTTTATTTATTGACTGATTGATGTTTATTATTACATATGAGATCACTCGTTGAGTGGTCTTTTTTTTATTTAAAAAGGAGAGTAAACAAATGAATGAAAAACAATTAAGTGAGTTATTTAAATTAAATGAGTCAAATCAAACTGCAGAGGCAACGTTTTATGAAGCGCAAAAAGGACTAGTATTACTAGCGAAGCAAGCTAAGTATTTCTATGACCAACTCGTTCTGCAAGGGTTCAATGAGGAACAGGCAATGGAATTTACGATGCGGACATTCTCTGCTAATCGTTAGGAAGAAGGGATACATAATGAGAAATTTTTGGTATGTATCATTGTCTAATGATTATCCATATCCGAGTGTAGATGATCCAGGGAGGGTCGTCCAATCAGTTCAGATCAAAAAGAAATACTCCATTGTTGAGATAACTAGAGAAGCTACACCAGAAGAAATTGATAAGTGCAAACTTGTTTATTGTGGTCATGGTTATTGGAAAGATGATTATATCCAACAAAATATAGGGAGGTATTTATCATGAAGAATTTTAATGAAGCGGTGTTAAAAACTAATGTAAGCAGAGAGCTATCAAAAGCTTATAAGAAAGCATTGGAAATTGAGAACGGACGTAAATGGGTAGAAAATCCAGTGACTATAAATGGAGAAACTACTACTAATGTAAAACCAGTTTGGGGTGGCTGTTATGCGAATGTAGATATCACAGAAAGCAAAGAAGAAGGTAAAGCGGAATTGATCCTCACTTTAGTATCAAGGACTCTGCCGAATTTAAAAGAGGCTGTCAAAAGCTATGAGCGAGATGGATTCGAAGTTATTCAGACTAATTACTAATTTGCAAACCACATGAATTTAGAAATAGTCATTAAGAAAAAAGGCTTTTAGAAAGAAGGTGAGGTCATGGCAAAATACACTGAGTGGTTAACTGAAGAAGGATTATTGAAAATTGAAGGTTGGGCTCGTGATGGCCTTACCGATAAACAATTAGCACATAACATGAATATTGCTGAGTCAACGCTTCATGAGTGGAAAAAGAAATATTCGGTGTTATCGGAGTCCTTAAAAAGAGGGAAAGAAGTAGTTGATAGGCAAGTTGAGAATGCATTGCTTAAGCGAGCATTAGGATACGAATTCAAAGAAACTACCCATGAGCTGACCGAAGACGGCATGAGAGTGACAAAAGTTATCACTAAACAGCAAGCTCCAGACACTACAGCTCAAATATTCTGGTTGAAGAATCGTAAGCCTGAGGAATGGCGTGATAAAAAAGAAACCGAGGTATCTGGCAGTATGACGGTGAAAAATCCTTTTGCTAATCTGTCCGAAGAAAAGCGAATATTGCAGTGGCTCGATTAGTGGATATG